AAAAAGAAAGCAGCCGTATTAAAAGAAGACTTAGGCGAGAAAGAAACTTTAGGGCAATTCTTAAACGCCAAAGCTAGAGGTGGCCCTGACAAACCTAAACCCAAGATTAAGAAAATGAACATGGGCGGCATGACTAACGATCCATCTGTAGCCGCTATGATGCCTAGGAAGAAACGAAAGCCTATGACCCCAGCTCAACGAGCTATGGGTGGTGGCGCAGCTATGCCTATGATGAATAAAGGCGGTAAGGTTCGCGGTGCTGGCATGGCTAAAAAGGGCGTACGCGCCTGTAAGATGAGATAAGGAGAATAGTAATGGCTGTACCTAAAGGCACTACAAGAACTAACCAGCGCAAACCCAAGGACATGAACGAGGAAGAATTTCTCGCGTTTACTAAGGGTAAAGAAACCCGTAAAAAAGGAAAAGCCGCTCTTGGTGCAGACATGCGAAAGGGCAAGAAAGAAAAAGTTGCCTCTAAGAAAAAGAAATTTGAAGATAGCCAAGCTAAGAAAAAAGCTGCTTTTGACCAAAAAGTATCTGAAGACACATATAAAAGTAATGTCAGAAAGTATCAAGCTCAGAAAGAACGAGGAGAAAATAGCTCGCTCGATAAAAAACTTGATAAATTCGGAGATAATTTGGGTGATAAGTTACGGGGTACCTCTTTGAACAAAGCTAATAACATGACCTCTAGGGATGAAAAAGCCAAGATGCGTGCCCGTAAAGATGTTTTAGGGTACAAAGGCGGCGGTCTAACGAAGAAGAAAAAACTAGGAATGATGAAGTACCCCCCTCTTTCCGCTAAAGTGTTTGATGCTATGACAGACGAGCAAAAAGCAGAATACAAGTTTAAGCAGATGGGTCAAACTTTAGGTGCCTCACCTTCAGAGCCCGTGCCAAAAGCCAAGAAAAAACCTGTTAAGAAGATGATGGGTGGTAAAGTAAAAATGAGCGCAGGTGGTAAGCTAAACATGGTTAAAGGGAAAGACGGTAAGATGGTTCCCGACTATGCCGCTGATGGTGTGGGCAAAATGAAAGCTGGCGGAATGGCTAAAGCGTATAAGGAAGGCGGTAAGGTTCGTGGCGCAGGTATGGCTAAGAAAGGCGTACGTGCTTGTAAGATGCGCTAATGAGACGTTACTACAAGAAAAGCGGCTGTGGCTGTGGGTATAAGGAAGGCGGTACAGTAAAAGACGCTTGTTATACTAAGGTCAAGAAACAGTACAAAGTGTTCCCGTCAGCATATGCTTCGGGAGCTATCGCTAAATGCCGGAAGAAAAAGGCTGGTAAGTAATGCGTGTATACTACAAGTCTGGTGGTAAGATACGTAAAACAGCCAAAGGAGCCTCGTTAAAGCGTTGGTTCCAAGAGGACTGGAAGGACGTTAAAACTGGCAAGGCTTGTGGTAGAAAGAAAGGAGACAGTCGTGGTACTCCATACTGCCGTCCTAGCAAACGGGTGTCTGAGAAGACTCCTAAGACTTCTGGTGAGATGTCTAGCGCCGAGAAAGCAAAGAAGGTAGCGGAGAAGAAAAGACTAGGACAACCAGCAGGTAAACCTAGACGAGTATCAGCTACTAAGCGGAGTAAAAAATAATGGGTATGGGCGTTAAGCACTACAAAAAAGACGGAAAAGAACACAAAGGCGGTCTACATAAGATGGCTGATGGCAGTCTTCACACGGGCAAAACCCATACTAAGACTAGTGTAAAGTTGTTCCACTACGGAAAGCTATCTAAGAAAGCCAAGGTTAACGCTAAGAACGGGTGGAAAAAGTAATGGCTACATCAGGCACTACAGCATTTAACATGGACTTCACCGAGATCGCTGAAGAAGCGTTTGAACGTGCGGGACGTGAGATGCGTTCTGGATATGACCTGCGTACTGCAAGACGATCCATGAACCTTATGACTATAGAGTGGCAGAATCGAGGTATTAACCTCTGGACTATAGACGAGGGCACTGTAAACCTTGTTAAAGGTACGTCTGAGTATGATTTACCCGCAGATACTATAGACTTGTTAGAGCAAGTAATACGTACTAACAGCGGTGTTACTGCTACTCAAAGCGACATTAGCATAAGTCGTATTAGTGTGAGTACTTACGCGTCTATACCTAACAAGTTGACACAAGGTAGACCCATACAAGTATGGATTGAAAGACTAAGAGATAATCCTACAATAAACGTGTGGCCCGTACCTGATAGTAACGATTACGTATTTAAGTACTATAGACTACGGCGTGTACAAGATGCTGGTAGTGGTGTAGAGACGGCAGATATGAACTTTAGGTTCTTCCCTTGTCTAGTAGCAGGGTTGGCGTACTACATAGCTATGAAACTGCCTGAGATGACTGATCGAGTGCCTATGTTAAAATCAATTTATGATGAACAGTTTGAGATGGCCGCAGGAGAAGATAGGGAGAAGACTTCCGCTAGGTTTGTACCTCGTATTGGATACGTGTAATGGGTGCTAGATTTGCTTCTAACAAGCGAGCTATAGCATACTGCGATGTATGTGGGTTCCAGTACAAGTTAAAAGATTTAAAGGAACTAGTTGTAAAGGGTGTAAACACCAATATAAAAGCCTGCACTGAGTGTTGGAATCCTGACCATCCCCAGTTAAAATTAGGGGAGTTTCCCATAGATGACCCACAAGCATTGCGTGATCCGAGACCAGATCAAAGTTTGGGGGAATCAGGAGATAACAGCAGTAGAGCGATACAGTGGGGCTGGAACCCTATAGGCGGAGGAAATGACCCGTTTGAACTAACCCCAAACATATTGTTAATAAGTGGTATTATAGGGCAAGTTACTATAACCATAACCTAGGAGTAGTAAGATGGATATGAAACCAAAAAAGAAAATGGCTGGGTACAAAAACGGCGGAGAAGTCAAAAAAGACTCTACCCGTAAAATTAAAGTACGTGGTACTGGCGCTGCTACTAAAGGCTTGTACGCACGCGGCCCTATGGCATAACCTATGAATTACACGGAACTGAAAACTAATATCCAAGACATTTGTGAAAACACATTCACAGATGCCCAGCTTGCCATGTTTACAGAACAGGCCGAGCAGAAGATATATAACTCAGTCCAAATACCTGCGCTACGTAAGAACGTGACGGGAGGTATGTCTAGTAATAGCCCGTATTTAACCGTACCTACTGATTTTTTGTATACGTATAGCCTAGCAGTAATATCTTCTAGTGGGACTTACACTTTCTTAATAAATAAAGATGTTAATTTCATACGAGAAGCATACCCCACTGCTACTGCTACTGGTTCGCCAAAGCATTATGCTTACTTCGATGACGCTAGCTTTATACTAGGGCCAACTCCTGATGCTAACTATGATACAGAGTTGCACTATGGTTATTATCCTGAGTCTATAGTTACCGCAGGTACTACGTGGCTAGGAGAAGAATTTGACTCTGCGCTGCTTAACGGAGCACTATTAGAAGCAATACGGTTTATGAAAGGTGAACAGGACATAGTGGCTAACTACGAGAAGATGTATTTGCTATCTATGACTCTACTAAAGAATCTTGGTGACGGTAAGTTACGTGAAGATACATATCGTTCTGGACAATTCAGAACCCCAGTTAGCTGAGTAAATTAAAATGTTTAATGTAGCGGTATCAAATGTAGGCTCTGTAGGAGTTACTACTACTAACAACAAAGGACACGATCCTGAGTTCTGGGCGGAAATGGCTACAAGCCGGATAGTGTCAGTGGGTGGAGAGTGTCACCCTGCTATAAAAGATCAAGCAGAAGCGTTTAAAGCGCAGGTGTTTACCGCAGTAAAATACTATATGGAAGAAGCAATCAAGAGTGATAGAACTACATTAGTAGGGTTGCTTAACCAAAACCAACAGCAAGACATGGCCGAAATCATTAGGAGATTGTAATGGCGATAACTCAAGCAATGTGTACCTCGTTTAAAAAAGAGTTACTTGAAGGTACTCATAATTTCCTAGCGAGTGGAGGGAACAGCTTCAAACTAGCTTTATACACTAGCTCCGCAACTCTTAGTGCGGCTACAACAGCGTATACTAGTTCTAATGAAGTTAGTGGAACCAATTATAGTGCTACGGGAGCGGCTTTAACTAACATAAACCCTGCTACGTCCGGTACTACGGGATTTACAGACTTTGCTAACCTGACTTTTAGTACAGTTTCAATAACTGCTAGAGGTGCGTTGATATATAACGACACGAACTCTGACAAAGCTGTATGTGTATTGGACTTTGGAGCTGACAAAATAGCTACCGCAGGAGACTTTACTATTACCTTCCCAGCAGCGGACGCTAGCAATGCGATTATTAGGATAGCGTAGTGTCAGATGTTACTGGTTGGGGCCGTGGAGTTTGGGGGTCTGCTACATGGGGAGACCCTGAAGCTGTATCACCTACTGGCGTTGCAGGTACAAGTGCATTAGGTAGTGTAGTTGTAGAAGCAAACGCCGAAACGTCTGTTACATCAGTTAGAGGCGTAGTATCAGTAGGTAGCGTTGTAGTAGGTTCTTCTGTAACTTTTTCAGTTTCGGGTGTTTTAGGCACTGGTGAGATAGGTACAACAAATGTGTGGGGGTTGATAGACACTTCTCAAACACCAAATTGGCAAACAATAGCCGCATGAGGGTTATATAATGGCAACATACGTTAACGATTTAAGACTAAAGGAGATTGGCACAGGCGAATCTTCTGGTACATGGGGCACTGAAACAAACGTCAACCTAGAGTTAATTGGCGAGGCTATGGGCTATGCGACTAAGGCAGTCGCTGACGCATCAACTTCTACTATCACAATGCCCGATGGAACAGCCACAAATGGCGAGCTTAGGTCTTTGTATCTAAAGCTAACTGGAGGCGGTCAAGCCTCTACAGTAACCCTAGCACCTAACACTGTATCTAAGGTTTGGTTCATAGAGAACGCCACTAGCTACACTCTTACGTTTACTCAGGGTTCTGGAGCAAATGTAGCTGTACTTGCTGGACAGACTAAGTCTATCGCTTCTGATGGCGCGGGAAGTGGGGCGGCGCTCTACGATGTTATGACTGACCTGTCAGTAGCAGGAGATTTCTTTGTTGCAAATACCATACAGCCTGCTGGCGATACCGCTTCCGGCGATGCCGCTGCGTTTGGTTATGCTTCTGCCGACGGAGCTATCTTAACAGGTCAGGGTTCAACGTCCGACGTTACTCTAAAGAACGATGCTGACGGTACTGTCCTTACCATTCCTACAGGCACTACTAATGTAGATATTGTTGGCACGGCTACAGCGGCAACTTTTGAACCCGACGGAGATACAGCCGCTGGGGATAATGCTGCAATTGGCTATACATCTGCTGAAGGTCTTATTTTAACCGGACAAGGCTCTACGAATGATGTAACCATCAAGAATGACGCAGACGCAGATGTAATTGAGATTCCTACGGGAACAACTACTGTAAATTTTGCAGGTGCTGTGGATGTTGTTGGAGACTTAACTGCGGCTACGTTTACTCCGGACGGAGATACTTCGGCAGGTGATTCCGCCGCGATAGGCTTTACCGCCGCTGAAGGTCTTATCCTTACAGGTCAGGGTTCTACCAATGACGTAACTATTAAGAACGATGCTGACGCAGACGTTATTGAGATACCGACAGGCACCGTCAAGGCTGTAATAGCTGGGCTGGTTGAAATATCCGCTGGTGACATCGCTATCAAAAACAGCGGAACCGTATCAACAGTCAAGTTTTACTGCGAATCTAATAACGCTCACTACGCTCAAATTCAAGCTCCCGCACACTCTGCCTTTTCAGGCAACGTAACTCTTGTTCTGCCAGCTACTTCAGACACTTTGGCGGGTATTGCAGCTACACAGACTCTAAGTAATAAGACCCTAGCACACCCTCTGATTTCTGGAGATACAGCCGCTGGTGACGATGCCGCGCTTGGTTACACCAGTGCAGAAGGTATTATTGTAACGGGTCAAGGCTCAACCTCTGATGTAACTCTCAAGAATGACGCTGACGGCACTGTTTTAACAATTCCTACTGGCACTACTAATGTAGATATTGTTGGTGATCTTACAGCAGGAACCTTAAACGCTGACGGAGATACTGCGGCAGGGGATGGCGCGGCAATAGGCTACACAGCGGCAGAAGGTCTTATTCTTACAGGGCAAGGATCAACGTCCGATGTCACCATTAAGAATGACGCTGATGCGGCGGCATTAACCGTACCGACAGGAACCACTAACGTATCTGTTGTTGGCGATTTGCTGGTTGGCGGGTCAATCACTGACTCTGGCGCGGCAGTTAAAGTTGCAGGTCTTGAGACTATCTATGTTCCGGCGGGGGCAATGTACCCAAACAGCACTAGCGGTTGTGCGGATTTAGAGCAAGTCGAGCTGTCTAACGGTCCCGAGCTAAAATGCTTAGACTTTAACCCATCGTCTGACGAGAACGCTCAGTTTACCGTCTGTTTCCCAAAGTCGTGGAACGAAGGCACGGTAATATTTCAAGCCTTCTGGACAGTAACAGGGACAAACACGGGTACGGTAGCATGGGGCTTGTCTGGCGGCTCAATGGCAGATAATGGAAGCATAAACACCGCATTTGGAACGAATGTAGTGGCTACCGCAAAAGCCTTTAGTGGAACCTCTAATGATATGACGGTATCGGCGGTAAGTGGGGCGGTAACAATAGCAAACGCGGCGGCAGATACTCAGACTTACTTTCAGATAATGAGAGATGTTTCAGCCGACAACCAATCGGGCGACGCTCGCTTGTTAGGCATTAAGCTTCTCTTTACCACTGACGCAGCTAACGACGCATAAGGAGTAAACAATGTCAGGTTTTGGATACAACATAAACGGCTTTGGCTCTTTTACTGATCGCGGCCCCGCTGAACTTACCGTGAATTATTTTATGGTCGCGGCTGGTGGTGGTGGCGGTGGCGGCTCAAATTTTACTGGTGGTGGTGGTGGTGGCGGCGGCTGGCATGACGGAAGCAATGCATCTCAACTTTTAATTGGAGGCACAGGCTACACCGTAACAGTCGGCGCTGGGGGTGGCGGTGGTAGTTCAGGCGGCTCCGCTGGCGCTGACGGGGCGGACTGTAGGATTAATGGAACAAGCGTTGACTTAAAGATTGATGGTGGCGGCGGCGGTGGTGGAACGGGTCAGCAGGGCGAATCCGGCGGCTCCGGTGGTGGCGGTGGTGGTACAAACGGTGGAGCTACTAACGACGGCGGCCATACGCTCACGCCCAGCGGCTATTTGACCTCAACAGGAAACAACGGCGGCGAAGGGATTGAGCAAAATAGTGGCAGTTATTATCAAAGAAGCGGCGGTGGCGGTGGTGGAGCGCAGGCCGCTGGCCAAAACTCTAACGGCAACCAAGGAGGCAATGGCGGCTCTGGAAAGCAGTTTCAAAGCACCTATTATGCTGGCGGTGGCGGCGGCGGTGGAGCGCGATACCAATCGTATTTGGCCAATGGGGGAGATGGCGGAAATGGTGGTGGTGGTCATGGCGCTCGAATGAATCAAAACAATCAAAACGGCGGCGATCAGACCTCTGGGCAATCCAATACGGGCGGTGGCGGTGGCGCTGGAGCAGGTTACGGTGATGGTTCTCCCGGCGGATCAGGTAAAGTAGTTATTTTTTACAACGGCAACGCCACTCTCGCAAGCGGCGGCTCAGTAAGCACTAGCGGCGGTGTTACCTACCATACCTTTAACTCAAGCGCCACGTTCACGCCTACCGCGTAAGGAGAATAAATTATGAGTCATTTTGCTAAAGTAAAT